CAATGCTGTCATTTGAACGCGCTGCCCGGGTTTGCCAGTTTTCTACTGAAGAGGCTAAATCTAGCCTGAGATGCTTCTTGATTGACTACAAAGTCGATCAGGACTCTCTAGTTCTGGGGGCGGTGTGCTGCTTAATCGTGGTACTCGTCCTCTTCTTGCTCGTCTCCAACCTTTGCCGGTGGAGAAGAAAGTCCCATAATTGGGAAGATCCGGATGCCCTCCTTGAGGTGCTCCGTAGTGACTGGGTGCAATCCCACGGAACCAAGTTGGTGTCGAATCGGCAGAGGCTCAGATATGAGTTTCAATCCAGCTTTGAGGTCACCGTGCGAGCCCCCCTGGAAACCCACTCCCATGGTAAGGCAGCTGCCGCAAGAACTTCCACTGCAGCTGCTATCGACGGATGGATTTGCCGACTTGGCTTCATTCCCTACACGGTCTCTGCCGCTACTAGGGATGCTGATCAAGAGGGCTACCATCAAGTCTACATGGCGAAGGACGTCCTGCACACGCCCCGTTGGGATAAAGTGACCGACAGACACATCATCAAGATGATTGACGTCGACTACTTTGTGGACATGGCTGAGTGGATTGAGCACGGCTCTCCGATTCTCGCCTATACGTTCATGCCAACCGGTGTTGCTGGTAGGACCGACAACGCCCACTACCATGTGGAGGAGGATGTCGTACACTTCACTGTGTCAGGTGGAGGATCGTACAAACACAAGGTGTGGAACTACTCATCCGACTGGATTGTTTGTGAATATGAGGACAAGTACATCGTTTGTTCGTTGGAAACTCGTCATATCACATCGGACCGTCGTGTTGTGGGTATTTTCCCCGAAGTGTCTGTAGCGAAACCAACTCTGATGTATGTGAGGGGGTACGACATGCCCGGTCAGCGACTCAAAAGGGTCAAGTTCACCTTCGGATCGAAGGACTACAGGTATAATGCTCTGTCGTTCTTAGATAAAGAGGGTGAGGTGTGGATGAGCATTGGCACCGTTGCTTCACGTAGTGAAGTGCGGATGCGCGCTGGCGTTCTAGAAGCCGCAACCATCAGGTTCGCGTCCTCGAAGAACCCTACAATCTCCGACTTGGAATCACTTCTGAGACAGGAGAACCCGAAGACTGCCTATGTTGACGCTGCTTTGTTGTTCGAGTTCCTAAAGAACGGTGGAACAGTTCGCAAGGCCTCAACAGTGGTCTGCGGAGGCGATGCTCGCGCGGTGACGAGACCTACCACTTACCAGGTGGCCGGACTCGCCCGCGATGGATACCTCGTTAATGAAGATGGAAAGCAACTTGGAAGAGTTGTAGGACCTCACATCTGTACGGAACCTGATGCCGTACCGAATGAGAGCTACAACAATGACCTCCAGTGTGTGATCGGCAGAGTGGAGAAGGTGGCCAACAACATGGTCCCCACCCCTCGGTTCGGCCAGTGGGCACGTGAATTCGTGACCAAGCTTGTGCCGGAAGTCGGTTGCGGCTGTCCCATCTCAATTGACGAGGTCGACGAAATCCAATCCCGCCCGACCCAGAGAGCCCGCACGGCAAAGGCCCTGCCCTGGATGTCGTGGTGCTCTGGTGTGTTCGTGAAGGCTTTTATGAAGAAGGAGACGTATGGTAGTATCGGAGATCCGAGGAACATCTCGCAGGTCCCGACCGCCCATACCCTCCAACTCAGTAGTTTCACCTACCCGTTCAAGAGGGGTGTGTTGAAGATGACGTCCTGGTATATTCCGGGACTGTCTCCTGGAGAGGTCGCGACGCGGCTGTGCGATTATGTACGTAAGTACAGG